AGTATTCAAAACCGACTTGATGATGAATAAAGAGTCAACGTCAATGGTGCGGTTCATTTCTTAGCCGTGCTTTCATTAATAGCTTCGGTAAGATTCTGCTCTACACCCGCCAAAAAGCCGCTAAATGGCTCTGGTGCCTGAGACTGAGTAGCATACTGTGAGCTATTAGGTGCAGGTGGTAACTGAGCGTCCTGCAAAACGCCAAGCATCACGTCGATGCGACGTACATCGTTAGGGGTAAGATAATTCCTACCACACTGCTGGGCCTTGATGATCATCGAGTTGATGATCGACGCTCTGAGCATGTACTCATCATTTTCAACTGTCTTGTCTACTCTGTGCATTGCTTCTGTAAGACTTACCATTTTCATTCTCCTTGGTTATCGGGGATATCGTCCCCGTTGGCGATTTCGGCAGCAAGTGCCGAGTATCCACACTGGTCAACGTAGTGATCCATATGTGTAGAACTTCCAATCTTAGACCTACTGATCTTCAGCAGGGTCATCATTTGGCAAACGTCGAGCGACGATATTGGCACACCAACATAAGCACTCCAAAGCGATGCAATGTGATGAAAATTAGCTTTTGCGTCTCCGTGGCTTTTACCTCGATCGTTACTAACATAGTCGAGGGCGGTTTCCAGTACACGAGAGGCTACTCCTTGGCCCCGTACAGGATCGTACTGCGCCTTGTTGTTATTCCGTGCTCTCGTCTTAATCGGTCTGCCCATTCTCTTACTCCTTTTACGTAGTCTATTGGTATCCAGACGTTAATGCTAACTAACCCACGCTCCTTTTGACGCTGAACGTAAGTCTTCATCCTGACGCTAGGCTTCTTTTTCTTGACCGCCACTAGACGCCCTCCATCACGGATTTAACTAGGTCCTTTTTATTCTGAAGTGCCTTGATGATCTTGGCCTCCAGCTTACTACCAACCATATCGTAGTAAGACACCTGCTCAGCCATTTGGCCGTGCCTGTGATTTCGATCCTCAGCCTGTGTGCGGTCGATCAGGCTGTAGGTATTTTCCACAAACACCGTGGTGCTGCACTGCACATTCATATTGCCAAGCAAGGTGATTCCCTCTTTGGCGGTGGCTGTCTGAGCAATTAGAAACCGCACACTGTCGTCGTTATTAAAGTCACTAACCACCTTGGCGATGTCTTCGCGCTTCATACCACCAACAATAGTAACATGCTTGCCTATTTTAGAATTCTGGAGAAGCCGTATCGTCTCGCGGTAATGAGCAAATAGTATAATTTTACCATCAATCTCACTTACCATCTCTTTCACTGCATTGATCTTGGGGTTATTGTGAGGCTCTACCAAATGAACCACTTTACCCTCGTCGTCCATCATAAATCCAGATGTAATCTGTTGCATTTTCATTAGTGCGGTGATTACGATGCTAGCGGTGATTTCAGAATTGTCTACCTCAAGAAATCGATCGGTATATATGCTCTTGTATGCGTCCTTCTGAGCCTTAAGCATGTCGTATTGAATGGTGTAGTATGCCTTGGGTGGTAGGGTCTTTAGCCAGTCGATCTTTTTGGCTTGAAATGCACACCCGTCGATGATGTTCTTTAGCTCCTCCTCGCGTTGCACCCCGACAACTACCCTACCCATCCAACCGCCCATAATACCGTAGCGGTTGCGCCAAGTAAACGGTGTGCGATGGGGTCCGTTATGGCCGATCGCTCGTAGCTGAGGCCACAGGTCAATCACGTTGTTGGCCATAGGTGTACCCGTCATCACGCGCTTGTATTTTGCTTGGTCAAATAGCGCGATGGCCGCTTTGGTGGATTTGGCTTTCGGGTTTTTAATTCTGTGACTCTCGTCGCAGACTACCATACTGGGAGTGGCAGTAACCACCTTCAGTATGTTAATATAGGACTTGGTAACCAGACGTTCGTAGTTAACAATCAACATACCCACCTTGGGTGGTGGTTCTGGGTGCACCGCGACATTGTATGCAAATCCAAATTTCTCGGCCTCCGCCGCCCAGTTGCCGCGAAGGGTGTTGGGGCATACCACTAACAACAGCTTAACCTTGCCAGCGGCGACCAGATTGCTAAACTCGGCCATGATAATGGCGGTTTTGCCCATTCCAGGCTCTAGAAAGTAGGCGTACCCTTCGGTACCCTGAGAGCGTTTAAGTGCCTCTGATTGCACTGGCAACGGTGAAAGAGCTAATGGCCAATTCATAGCGCATCCTTAAGAAGAATGGGGTCCGATCTGTGGGTAGCAAGTATCCCTAGCACGACAACCTTAAGACTTTCAGACTCTTCTTCGTCGTTAATAGGTAGCATTTCCCACCTAGACTCAAAGCGACGAATAGCCTCAGACAAAACCACCTTTACCCATTTATTACCAAGTATGGTTTCTTCAATTAGATAGGATATCTCGTCGATGGAGTCGGCGACCGCGACAATAGCCTTGATTTCGGGTAGTGGGTTGTTAAGGCAAAATACGTTAATAGTCCCAAAACGTCGAGCCATTGTGTCACGGATTTTATCCCGCGTCTTGGTCTTGTCGAACGCTGCGCGCTTCACTGGTCCTGGAATGTCTCCCGTGATCGTCTCGTCGATGTCGTGCAATAGCGCATACTGAAGGAGAGCGGCAGTATCGCCTTCCCACTGTATCAATGTGGCGAGTTGACCCGCATAGAGTGCTACGTAATAGGAGTGCTCAGCGACACTTTGCTTGCGGATGCTACGCAGGATGCCCCAGCGCGGCACATATGACATGTCTCTGAACGCGGCGGCAAACGGTGCGTTGCGAGGGGCTGTAAGACTACTCATGTGCCTTCTCCTTAGATCCACGAGTAAGAACGCCTTCGCGTTTTTCGGGCTGAGACCTCATGATGTCCCAGATAAACATGGCGAAATTGGCCACATCTATACACTCCCCAGCTACCTCTGAGCGACTCTCGTATTTAAGCGCGATCAGCAACTCGCGCAACTCGGACTCAAGCTTCTCCTGCAAATACTCAAGCGGCAAGTGCCGCCACCCTCCGTATGCATCGCGCTTCTGTAGCTTGCCCTCCATAGCGGTGGCAAACGTTGATACTTCTTCTCTCGTTTTCATTTAAAGAACCTTCCTAGTGCCATCTTGTTAAAGTATACCTCATCGTCGTGAATAACGTCGGTGGTTGCTGGTCCGAAAGCATAAAACCGATGGACCCTGACGCCGACTTGTGCCTCAACCCGCGCCAAAATGTCGATGAAGCGGTGAAACTCGTCTTCGTTATTAAAATAGTCGCAGAAACCGATGTGTACGTATGTAGGCCGCAAGCGTATCAGAGCCTCAGTATATTGTTGCTCCGAAAAGGAGAAAATGCGACGTACGCGCTTGGTGACCGTGGTGCGCTCAGGCTCTACGCCCTTGAAGTAGTCCCACGATAGCTCTATCTGGTCTGGGTATACTGGTCCTGAATTACCGATTATTTCACCATCTTCGTCATAGATGTGGCCAACGCGGATTGGGAACGTCCTAAACGTAGCCAGAGTATTAGCAAGAGTGCTTGGGTGAAGGCCAGCATCCGAGAGCGACTGTGAGACAGAAACCTCGCGAGATGTGCAATAAGGGTAGAAGCCGTTGTTGAGAGATAATCCCATACCTTGTGGTGTCTCCACCATCGCGGCAAAACCTCGCATAAGGTAGTGATTAGCATCATTAGTGGATATATTGAAGCCGCTATTAACAAGGTCGCTAGCAAAATCACGAACGACCCTCCCGTCTCTTCCAACCTTTCTCGCGAGTGCACGACCTACTCCTTTTTGTGTTGATGCGATTTTCGTTTGTGAGGAGCTACGTTGCTTTTCGTGCTCCGCGTCCTCTGGGGTGATAACTGCCGCATTTTGGTGGATGAAGACCCGATCGGGGTTTACGCCAAGATCGGCTACTTCTTTTTTAAGCATCTTAATGTCGATGATGGCACCCGCGTTAAGGAAAATCGGCGAGTTGGGCGACAAGACGCCCATTGTGGGCATGTGAAATGTTACGAACTTGCGGCCTTCTGCTGTGATTGTGGTGTGACCAGCATTAGGAGCGGCGTTGGTGATACACACTACCTTTTCCCAGTCGTATTGGTCCTTAATCACCTCGAAAATGTAGGCGGCGGCAAGACCCTTACCTGTAGAGCCGAACTGACCGTCGATCAGCACCGATGCTTTGCCGTACTGCAGAAATCCGTCACTATGCATTTCGTGTATCCCTCTGTTAGTGTTTTAGTATACCACACCGTGGTCTTTGTGTCAAGATGTGACGCTACCAGATGCCGTATCCGTCGGGGTTTGTAAGTAATTCTTTTATGGGCCAGATTTTACCCTTCGGCCTATAAATCAGCTTGGCGGGGTCTATATCTATTGATATTCTGTCCCACCCTACCTTTGCTATTCCAGTAGACTTGCCAACGTCTACGAATACCCACACCGCCACCGCAAGACCCGCGCCAGCCATTACCTTAAGCGTTCTTTTCTGGATGGCGGTGGTTTCGACTAACACGGTGTTAGACGTTTTGGGTAGAACGGTGTATTTTACCTCTACGAACAGTATCTCGTAGTCAGGCACTTTGATCAGTAGGTCTGGTATTCCAGCGATGAAGCGATTAGACATTTTTATCGCATACGACCTACGATCAAAGAATTTAACATCGTCGACGATCTGCTTTTGATACCTAAGCTCTACGCTCATTTCAGACCCTTTTTGGTCATTACCTCTTCGTAATATTTAGTGCCGTAAGAAGCTTCGCCCCAGTTGCCACCAGTGTCGTCATCCACGACGATCGGGATGTTAACCTGAGGAAATTGGCACATAAGCTCGATAGCTCCGCGATAAGCACCCACGCGATCAGGAGAGAACTGAAAGTCAATAGAGTCGTGGACGTTATTAAGCATATCAATCCCACCCACGCCCATGCAATACTCATCTACCTTCACCATCGATAACTTGATCATGTCCGCGTTGCTGCATTGCAACAGACGGTTAACTGCCTTGTACTCGTAGCCTGACTTTTCTAGTCGAGCGCGTCGACCAAAGATCGACTTCACATATCCCCTCTCCCTCATAACGCTTGCAGCCTGTTCTTGGAGGGTCCTGATCTCTGGCATCGAGGAGAAGTATTGCTTAACGATCGCTTCTGCCTCCTTAGGCGGCTTACCCAACATCAAAGTAGCCTTCTTAATACCAGCACCCGTAAGCAGTGCCTGATTAAGACGCTTGCCCGACTGGCGGTCGATACCTGCCGCTGTGGCCACAGCGGTGTGGGCGTCGACGGGTGGATCCGCACTATATCCGTCAACAAGGACTTTACAGTTAGAATAATGGGCCAGTAGCCTAGGCTCACATTGGCTGTAGTCAGCAGACCCCCAGATCATACCATCGTCTGGCACAAAGATGGCACGAAAGGGTATGCCTGAGTCGGCGTTGCGCTTTGGCACCGCTTGGACGTTTGGACTGGACGACGATAGTCTCCCCGTGACCGTGCCAAACTCGTCGGATTTAAGCTGGTTATACTGGGGGTGCACTCGACCGTTATGCAAGTGCCTTTCCAAGATCGGATCGACAAACGACGATAGCATCTTCGATACGCGACGAACGTTAACGAACTTCTGCCCCAGCTCGTTGGTGGACAACCACTCTTCGGTAAAGGACGGATTACCCTTCTCGGTGGTGGGCCACCCGCTGTAGCCACGATCGGAAAAGAACTGTGCAATCTGCTTACTAGAGTTAATATTAATGTCACCGCCGATTTCCTTCATCAGAACGGTGTGCTCCTTCTCTAAGTGATCCTTCAGCCGATGCAAATACGGCACATCGATCTTGATACCGCGCATGGTCATGCGATTTAACACTGGAATAAGGTCGCACTCGATCTTGTGCACTTGGCCAAGCTCTTGCATTTCAAGCCGACGCTGTTGCACCTCCCACAACTGCCAAGTGGTCGTGCCGTCGCCTTTGGCGTATTCATGTGCCATGGCATCGTCCGCTGGGAGCCGCCAGAACTCGCCCATGCGGTTTTTGTGGGCGTCGCCACCAAAAGTATCGGCGATGTGTTGC